CTTGGCGGGCTAGTGCGACGTTGCATAAATTAACGCGTTTTGTTCATGGCTTAGAGACATGATCTGAGTTTACGACAATCTTTATTCTAGTGTTACGATTGCGTTTCAAAGTGGAGCCATGTAGGGCAAGGTTGTCGAGTGTGACAACCGCATACTCGCTCGCGCGGTAGACCTCTTCTTCCTCACCGTCGGCTGAATCAGATGTAGTGTTGCTGATGAGTTTGAGGCGCACGAGGGCAGTCAAGTAGTAACAATGTGAGTCGGAATAAAACGAAACACGTGCCAAACGGCTGCCGTCATGCTCGAAAGGTAAGTAGGTCCACCCGGCTGCGCCGGAGCGCCGAAAACCGGTGCCACGAGTAATGTCGGTGAAGCGAACCAGCGCTTCCGACCGGCCAAAAGGCGGATCGGAGAGGAACTGTTGGAGCTCCGCACGATCAATAGGCGTGATACCGTAAGGGCGATGTGTGAACAAGTGTGGGACTGTGAAAGCGTGATCTTTAGGAATAGAGACGAGGGAGGTCATATTACAGACTTCGCGAAAATTAATTTAAATAAGTTGGACTGGAGTCAAAGATTCACCAGTTAGAAACTGGAACCACATGAAGTGATCTGGAGCATGTCCTGGGTGGTGTAACTCTGGGTGCGTACCATCACAACAGTCTGGTCAGTAGACGTGGCTGTGATGATGTAGCGGGTAAGCCAGACATTAGTGGGCATGCTCATTGGAGTCATAACGCTCTGGAGGACTTCCACACTGCCAGTGTAAGGCAGACAGTTGAAGAAAGCGTTTTGAGGACTTGGGCTGGTTGGATATGTGGTAACCATCTCCAAAACATAAGTACCAGGCTCCGCGAAAGAAAGGAAATTCGAGGGTGTGGAAGTACCTAAGGTGTTGGAGTCAGCAGAAAGCCACGCGAAAACGCGTACCTCAGAGGCGAAATGAGGACGACCATGTGGTTTGTCGTCAGGGGCAAGAAATAGGCACTGAGACGAGGCGTCTGAGCCACATTTGATCGTGTGACACGGATCATCAATGGGCTCGTTGGACTGTATTACGCCGAAAGGAGGATTTACGGAACTGATGGGGCAATTCCAGCCGGCAGCCTGACCGTTGAGAAGAGAGCGGAAGGGTAGGACTGGTAGGTTCAGTTCGATATCGTAGGTAATGTAGAGTCGGCCGATCACCTGGTTGGCGGAATCGGTAGGCAAACCCTCGTGTGCAACGGTTACGACACCATGGTCGTAAAGGTTCGGAGGACCGCTACAACAAGCCCGACGGGTAAAAAGTTTGTCGGATACCTGTAGTTTCGGGTCACATTCGATGCCATGCATTAGGGTTTCACTTGGATTACCGCGAGTGTGATAGGCGCTCTGCAAAATATCTTCCATGTCACGGAACGGCAGCTCGTTTGCGTTATACTGTGTGCCAATTGCGACAGTACCAAGAGCCATACTAGCTGAATAGTTACTCGAGGTGGTTTCGTAGGATACAACAGCTCCCATGAGTTGCCATTCGGTGAAGTGGGTTGCAATCTGACTAAGCCAAGGGAAGGTGGAGCCGTCAGTGCATTGGAGGCGATACAGAGTTTGAGCAAAGCTGGATGCGTCATTCGGAACACGAACCGTAGATATAAACTCACGTTTCCTGATCCGGATGCCGGCAGCGCCGCTTGGGCTAAAGGACAAGTTTGTAGGCTTGAGATTGTCGCCGGCAATGATGGAGTTGGACTTGATATTATAGTCGCCCCGACCGGTGATTTGGGATATGAGACCACCGGCTTGTCTGCCGATGTCTCCCCCCAGAAAGCCGCCCATCTTAGCGAAGGCGCCGCGCGGTATGCGTTTTAGAACTTTGTTGTCGACGGCCTTGATGGCTCGTGTGAAGTAGTTGCCTCGTCCGCTGATCGTGCGCTGGTCACGCAAGCCGCCCTCAGACATGAGGTGCTGCTTCCATCGACGTTCACGTTCCGCGGGAGGTAAGTTGCGAATTTTGCCGCGAGACATAAAATCTTGTTTAGTGACAGCCATAGACAGTCAAAAATATGCGGGAGTGGTGGTAGACGAATTTTTCACGTTTACACCCCTACGCCGCCGCCGCAGGATACGATATTTCTTAGTATAACGCCAGGACCGTGAACCTAGCGTGATGCCGCAGCAGTGTTACTCTTTGGGGGTGGAGCACAGCGAGGTGACGTATTTCTCGATCTCGCGACGCATGGTCTTCTTAACATTGTGCGTAGCTTCATCGTCATTCTTGTCTACCTTGGCGGCGCGGTACTCCTTGAGCTTGTTGTGTTTCTTTAGTACTTCCAATAATTCCGCTTGCTGACTCCGGGAGCGTGGAGGCTGTTTAGGCTTGTTATGTTGCTTGGTGTCAGTTTTTGTGTAATGCACGGCATTAGCTTCGTCGTCGACGCCTTTATAGTATATCGACGCGTCACCGCCTTCTTCCATCTCAGCTGCGGTAGGCTCAGGTTTCTCCCACAGAGTGGGACATTGTGAACCAACCGGGCCCTTGTCGAGCCAAAGCTTGAAAGCTGCCCAGTCAAAACCGGGCATTTGGATCTCAAACAGCCTCTCAAAATCACCTGGGTGGTTATGGAAGCTCGTTTTTGTTTTGAGGGCAGTGACGGCAAAATATGCGTGCAGGTGCGGGAATTTCAGCACTTTGGCTTCAAGTGATTGTTGTTGTTGCATGCCAGCATCCTCGAGAACCTTCTTAGACCATGGGCCGAAGAAATCGCTGTCGCGGTCCGTAATCTGGAGGCATGTGGCTTTAAGCAACATGGCTTCATGGGCCGTGAACTGCTCGTCATCGAGGAGGGTGGCGTGTAGTTTGCCAAGAGTGCGTAGCGGATCTTGTATGGACGAGCGAGATCCGCCGATTGGATCGAACCAAATTCGGCCGAGATATGGGATATATTCTGTGCAAATCTCAGATTTGATGATGAAGCCCATTATCTTTGCGGCTGTGCTAGCTGCTGCAGCAGGAAGATTGGCAGTTATCCCGTCATCACCAGAGTAAATGCCAAGTTTAGCATAGGCTTCCTCAGGGCTCGAACCTGATTCACGAAGCGCTATGTACGCGTAAAGGCCGGTAAGAGGTGTGTTACCGTACGTAGTAAAAGGACTTCCACTGCCTCGTGAGCCGTTGAAGTCATGTTTTACGCGTTTTGTGCCAGGGTCCCCGTATAAGACGCACCCTTCATAATCCGTGTAATGCCAATCGTCGATGATTTTGTGCAGACTGCCGTTTTCCCCGGGGTGAAAGAGGTTTTTGAGGAGAAAAAGTTCGATCACACGATCCACCAACGTGACAGTCGCGTCTTGGGCTGTAAAATCGGTTGCATTGATATAGTCAGCCCCGGCGCAAACGTCAGACACTGAGTCGGATATTTGGGACGGATCCTGCCCACTGCCAACCCATGAACAAGCCTTAAGGGCGGATGCGTATGCGAGTGCAATACGACCGCCGAGGGCTTGTTACGCAGGTGGGAATTGGCAGGGGGGGCGGGCGGCTTTGTGGCCTTGGCTGTGAATCTCGCGTTTCAAGAATCCTTTCCTTTCATCGTGATTGTTGATGTCATAGATGTCCTGCACAGTCTGGAACTTCCGAAGTTGTGGCTTGTTTCGTTCCTCAATGTATTTGTCTTCGTCGTAAAGATCGAGGAAGCCGTCCTTGCATGACCCAGCGCCGACTTCTATTTTGATCTGGTCGGCAAACTCTTTAGTGTACTTGGCGAGTTTTGGGGTCATGACGTGGCCTCTCACTTGGTTGCCAGGCTTGCGCAGACGACGTTTGACAGTGTCGCGAACATTACCGACAGTTTTGGAGTGCACGTATGCACAGCCTTTGACGACCGGGTTCATGACTTGGTGTGCCTTGATATCCTTGAGTTCCATGCCGTTCTCTTTCTCTTCCGTCGTCTGGCGGACGATGGTTGGGAGAGGGAGAAAGCTGTAACTCGTAAAATACTCGGGGTCTTTGTCAGTAAGCTTGTGAAGGCCGATGGCCAGCGCGGCGGCCGTATGGCCGACTTCATCACCTTGTGTAACTGATGTGTTTTTCACATTTGATAGGCTCGGTGGCGATTTGCTGGTGGTCAGGGCTTTAACTGTGTCGCTTGCTACATCGCTGATGTGATGGGCCCGTGTGGATCCAAGGTATGCTGCGGAGTAGTATGCAGGTTCACCGTTTTGCGCCTTATAGCGCTCGGCTACCGCTGGGTAGCCGCTGTCGCAGGTGAAGGATTTGGGTTTGCGTGGCGCGAGATTTGCGTCGTTTAGGAAGGGGCGGAGTATGGCACTGAGCCCTCTGAATCTGTTGTGTGGTACTATCATGACAGCGCAACGGTGTTCGCCGACGTCAATACGTGCAACCTTGTGTGAGACTGCAACAAGTTGAACGACGTTGTTAATTGCGAGAGAAAGAAGCGCTGCTATCGCCCAGTGGTGAGTTGGTGTCATGGTTCTAGGCTCAACGAAACTCGGGTAGTCCATTACAATGCTGGACCATGTATACGTTAGGTAAGGTAAGCCATAGAAATAAGTCAACCAGGATGTCGGTAATCCGAAATTGTTCGCAAGATGGACCACGGCGGAATAGTAACTTTCGTGCCGAGGTGCAGTGAAATATCTTACGGCAAACGTGGGGTAATACAAGACATAACTGAGCCATTCGTAATGGAGGTGGAAGAAAACGCTCAGATTCTGGTTGTAAAGATAGTTGCTGTACTGGTTGTAGAGGAAAATGGAAACAGCAGTAACCAAAAGCAAACTCTGGGTGCATGCGAGACGTCGGGTGCTGCATCGCCACGGAAGGACCGACTCAAATGAGAGGGTCCAAGTGGTAAGCACGTCACTTTCAAAATTCCATAGATTGTCGAGATACTCGTGGGAACCGGCCACTTCGGTCACGAACCTGTTCCATTTGTCCCAGAAGAAAGTTAATTCGTCCGATTGGCCAGCGATGGCCGTGGGGTTCCAGGTGTAGAGACAGTGTACGTTGCCGTCCGAAAGTGTGTGGTTAGCGTCAAGCCAACCTTTATGGGTGAAAGTGTCAGTGTGCAAATGCAGTGAGCCGGGTAGGGCGGGATCAGGCCACCATTTCAGCTGTTCATCCGAGTAGGACGCGGCGTCTTTGGAGTCCGCTATGACGCGTGACCCTTTGACGTTACGCTCACAGTTTCGGTGGGACATCTCGTGGTCACACACCTCCAAGCCATGACGTCTTCCGAAGGCCTCAAACATGTTGTTGTTGGCGGCTCGGCGTCGGGCAGCTTTAGGGTGGCTCTGAGTGGTGTCGGTGCTGAGATGAGCCCGGTCGAGTCTGAACTGCTCGGGCTTCAGGAGGCGTGAAAAGTCGCGTGCATTTATTTCATGATATCCATCTTTGCCACGTATCGTCTGTTTGATTGTCTCAGGTGGGGCATACCAATCAATCCACGACTGTAAGTACATGGGTTGAAAATGGTTAGCAACGCAAGAGATGTATATGTACAGAAAACTTGTGACAGAAAAGATGGTTATGTACCATAGAACAGTCGCTGAAAAGATCAGCGATGGATCGCTTAAGAATGCCGTAATGCAGCCGTAAGGCCATGCAAAAAGGCACCAAAAAGCAGTTGTAGAGAACCGCGCGTAGGATATATACCATACTGACGCGCGATTGTTTATGTCCTGTTGATCTTCGGCGGGTGGTGCAAATAATGATTTGTAAACACAAAAGCAAAAATACCACCAAGAGATGTTGATGGTGGCCCTAATAATAGAGCCAAATCTCGGAAATATGGTTCTGACAGCAAAACGCGTGACATACCACGCGGTGTGCAAACCAATATACGTGCCGGCAGTAACACTGGTTGTCAAGCACATGGCGAATATCCAAAAAGCAAAACGAATGGGTTTCGGGATAATTGCGTGTGTGCAAAAACTACAGCAATAAGCCGCACGTTCGAAGGCCGAACCGATCAGCGGAACAATAGCATTGATGACGTTGGAGAAGTGACCGAACATTCAGTCGTATCCAAGGCAGAGGGTGAGCTATTTAAGGCTCAAGTCCGTCTAGTGTGTGGTGCTAACGGAGGTGGGCAAACC